GAAGAGGCACTTTCCATCATGGAGAGTGCTTTTATTGTGCGTTCAACGGGGCGGTCAGCACAGTGTTCAATCATACGAAAGGGGGTGATTACATGTCGGAGGTAACGATTAATAGCATACGTAATGGGGTCATTTCAACTTTGCATGATCATTTCGATGGGGTGACCGTTTCTGGTGAAGAGATTGGGCAGGGAGTTAGCGCTCCATATTTTTTGGTGCATCTTCTATCATGCAGCCAAGATCAAGAACTAAATCGCCGGTATCATCGAATCTATCGATTTGAAGTTCAGCATATCGCGCAATCAGGAACGAATGCAGATGCCCATGAAATGGCAGAGCGGCTTTATAGCACATTCGATAGCTTTACGATTGACGGCGCTTCCTATAACGGGATCCATATGCATCATAATGTTGCAGATCAAGTCTTGCATTTCTTTTTCGATCTCGAGATTCGGATATGGTTAGTCGAAGCAGACGAACCGAAAATGCGGACGTTAACGGAGGAGGGAGTAATTAAACATGGCAGTTAAAGAATCGAAAGAAATTTCTTACACCAAGGATCAATTTCTATCATCGATCCGTTTTACAGGCGTGGAAAAGGATATCATGTCAGTTGTGCTTGATGCAGATGTTAAGTTTACAGAAGAACAAGTAACGGTTGCTATTCAAAATTTTATGAACGAAGGAGCGAAATAAATGGGTGGAACATGGGTGAGTCAGAGCAAAGATAGACCAGGGTTGTATATCAATTTTAAATCAAAGGAAGCATTAGTCGGTACTATGGGGGAAAGAGGAATTTTAGCAGTGCCGGCCGCATTATCTTGGGGTAATCCGAACGGCCTCATTGTACTGGATGCAGAGACGTATTTGGACAAGGCATTAGCGTTGATTGGATATCGCGCGACCGATGACCGCGTACGTCATATTACGGCAGCAATGGGACATGCGAGCAAAATCCTGCTGTATCGACTATCTGCAAAAGGTGGAGTAAAAGCGAAGGCTACGGCTGGCACTTTAACAGCCACAGCGAAGTATGAGGGAGTACGCGGGAATGATTTGAAGATTATTATCGAAGCAAATGTCGATGTAGCGGGATCCTTTGACGTGAAAACCTTACTTGAAAGTGAAGAGATAGATTCGCAGATGGTCGCTACTGCCGATAAACTTGTATCGAACGATTTCGTTGTTTTCTCTGGTACTGGCGCATTGACGGCTAACGCCGGGGTGTCTTTAACCGGCGGAACGGCAGGAACAGGCGGTAACGGCGAGTATGCTGAAGCATTCGCAGCGTTCGAGGTAGAAGATTTTAATGTCTTGACCGTACCTACGGATGACAGTTCAATCAAACAATTGGCAGTGGCTTATACGAAGCGTCTGCGAGATAGTGAAGGGAAGAAGATGCAGACCGTGCTATACAATCATCCTGGTGCAGATCATGAGGGGGTAATCAACCTTAAGAACAGCATTATTGCATCCGATGGGATGAAGGTAGATCCGTTGCATATGCTCTGGGAAATTGCCGCGATGGAGGCTGCCGCGAACGTTGACGATTCATTGACTTATGCGGTCATTCCTGATGCGGTGGACGCATTCCCTAAATATACAAGCACGGAAATCGGCCAAGCACTTAAAAACGGTGAGTTGGTGCTATCGGTTGTTAACGGAGAAGTGCGTATCGAGCAGGACGTTAACTCGCTGAAAACATTCACGCCGGATAAAGGAAAGCAATTCCGGAAGAACCGAATCGTAAGAGTGCTTGACTCGATCGCGAATGATCTGCAGCGTATTTTCAGTACGAGCTATATCGGTAAAGTGAGCAATAACGCTGAAGGGAGGAACTTGTTCAAAGCCGAGATTATCAATTACATGACGACGCTTCAAGGGCTAGGGGCCGTACAAAATTTCGACTCACAAACAGACATTGTCGTAGTGCAGGGTAACGATTCAGACTCCGTTGTCATTAATTTGGCGATTCAACCCGTTGATAGCATTGAAAAAATCTATATGACCGTTACGGTGAAATAAGGAGGAGTAAATATGGCATTTTTTAATGTAAAGGATGCAATTAGTGGAAAGCAAGCAAAAGCGTTCGCGACGATTAACGGACGTGTGGAAGAATTATTTTACGCGAAAAGCTTAGAAGCGACGATTGAAAAAAATAAAGTAGATGTTCCGATGTTGGGAAGAACCAATACACCTCAGCGTTCCGCAGGATGGAAAGGGAGTGGCACCATTACCATTTATTATGTCTCGACTACATTCCGCCAGTTGATGCGAGAATACATTCAAACCGGATCAGACTTCTGGTTCGACCTTCAAGTGGTGAATGAGCAGCCAGGAAGCGCCACAGGCAAGCAAACAACGCTGCTTAAGAATTGTAATATTGACAGTATTATTGCAGCTAAATTCGATGCGTCAAGCGACGATATGCTCGAAGAGGAAATTCCTTTCACATTCGAGGGTTACGATATTCTCGACCAATTCAATACGATCCAAGGGATCTAAGGAGGATTAATAGATGAGTACATTAAGCGCTTTTTTCGCCAATAACGTCGTTTCCGAAGTAACGCAAGAGGTCATTGTCTCGGAGCGGTTTAAAGGCGATAACGGGAAGCCTATTCTTTGGAAAATTCGCGGACTTTCTGAGGGGGAAAACTCTGAGTTGCGTAAAGCGGCTACGAAAAAGGTGAAAGGTAAAGGCGGCGTGGCGACACCTGAAATTGATTATGAGTCTTACATGACGAAAATGATCGTAGCTAGTGTCGTCTTCCCTGATCTGAAGGACGCTGACTTGCAAAAGTCATATGGCGTCATTGGCGCCGATGACCTGCTTCGCAAAATGCTTCTAGCCGGCGAATATGGTCAATTGCTTCAATCGGTTCAATCCGTAAATGGCTTCGATCAAGATATCAACGACCTGGTTGAAGAGGTAAAAAACTAATTGAGGGGGGCGATGGTGAAGGGAATTATGCTTACTATGCCCTCCATAAATTACGTATCATGCCTTGGGATTTCGTTGAACTCGAGCCACGCAAAAAAGCAGCATTGATTGCTATGATCCAAATCAGATTGAAGGCAGAAAAAGCTGCGAAATGATAGCGAGCGTCCTGTTGGTCAGGGCGCTCAGTTTTGTTCGAAAGGAGGAACGCGATGGCAACGGTTTCTGATACTGTAAACATGTTTGAAAAGATGGCAGGTCCATTAAAAAAAATTACAAATATGATGAGCACTATGGTGATAAAGCCGGGCATGTCCCAGCAAAGCATGATCGATACTTTTGCTGCTCGAGCGGGAAACGAGGCTCGGGGAGAAGAGATTTTCGACCGAGTGACCAAGAATGCTCTGAAATATGGCCAAAATATAAACGCATCGCTAAGTGGCACGTATGCTTTCATGTCCTCTACCACGGATCCGAAGAAGTTAACACAACTCAACATGTTAGCTATGCGGCTTGCCAAGCTGAATCCAGCAGAGGGACTTGAAGGAGCGGCCCGCTCACTTAAGGATTTCATGTCGGGCGACTATGCAGCCGTATCGAAACAGTTCAACATTCCGCAGTCTGTGCTTAAGGATAGTGATGCGAGAAAAGCAGGAGCTTCCGGGGACATTGATGGTTTTATTAAAGGGATGGATCAACTGTTGAACCAGCAGAACATGACTCAAAAAGCATTTGAAAAGATGCTGGATACGCCGGCTGCGAAATGGAATCAGATCATCGAAACATTTAAGTTCAAATTCGCTTCGGTTGGACAAAAAGTCGTAAATGCATTGGGGCCATTTTTTGATACCTTAGTGAGTCTCCTTGATAGTAAGGCGGTGGATAACTTCTTCAATGGGCTGACGGATGGCATGATGATCGCGGCAAGTGCTGCGTCGCCTTTATTAGATAGCGTCATTTGGCTGATGAATTTAATCCGTGATAACCAGCCGATCGTGATCGGGTTTCTAACGGCGGTGGCTTCTTATTGGCTCACGATGATGGTTCAACAAATTTGGAGTATGACGGCGGCTTTGCTTATGAATTTAGCCGCATGGGCAATGTTGAATGCACCAATTCTTATCATCGTCGGATTGATTGGGGCGATCGTAGCGGCTTTGCTTTATTTCGGCGTATCCGCACAGCAAGTCGTGGGTGCAGTGGTCGGCTTTTTCTTTGCTTTATATGCCAATGTATACAATTTGATCGCGATGATCTGGAATACGCTCGTTAGTTTTGCTGAGTTTCTGATCAACTTATTTATTGACCCGGTCTATGCAGTAAAAAAACTTTTTTATGATCTCACGATGACATTTGGCGATTATTTAGTCAACATGATACGGTCTGCGGAGGATTTTGGTGGCGGATTTGTAAAGATTATTCTCTCGGCTGTAAATAAAGCTCTTGAAGGATTCAATTGGTTCGTAAAAAAAGCGAATGATCTATTTGGTACGGAATTCAAAACAGCGGCAATGATCGATACGAATAATACGCATATCTTAAGTGATGGATTAAAGAACTTGATGTCACAAATTCAAGAACCCGTCACCGATAAAAGCGTCGTAAAGTTTGACAGGATGGGGCAGAAAAACCTTAATGACTATTACCAATCGGGGTTTGATATGGGATACAAAGGGGCGGATAGCTTCATTAAGAAGTTATCAACGATAACAAATGGAGAAAAAAAGATGACAGGCTCTTCTGATGATTTTGGTTCGGAGCCTTCGGCGATGAGAAATATTGATCGGGTTGGCGAAATCGGAAAGATTCAAGACTCGGTAGATGTTTCAAGCGAAGACTTGAAGACGATGCGCGAGCTTGCTGAAATGAAATCGATCCAAAACTTCGTATCTTTAACCCCAACGGTGCAAGTCACCACAGGCCCAGTCAATAAACCAACGGATATCGATACGATCATTGCGAGAATTGAACGAACGTTGGAAGAAGAGATTGCGGCCACGGCGG